AAATACAACGTTTTCGGGACCAGTAAGATCATTAAATGGTTTTATTAGTTTCGGACCTAAAGCAGTCGTTAGCTTAACATCAAACGCAACTTTAACAGTTGCAGATCATGCAGGTAGACTTTTGCTTTGCAATGCAGCAGCAGGTGAGTTTACTTTACCTACAATTAAGGCGAATAGCGCATCAGCAGTAGCTGGAGCAAATGACTTCAACGTAGATAGTAATCTGGGATGTACTTATACATTTCTGGTTCAAACTGCGTTTACAGCAGGTAAAATCCAAACAGACGGAACTGATGTGTTTATCGGTTATGCAAAGAGTTTAATGACTACTGCAGCAACTGGTGTAGCTTGGTTTCCTGGAGGTTCTGATACAGTCATGAATTTTGATGGTTCCACTACAGGTGGAATTATTGGAACTTATGTTCAAGTTACAGCGACAGCGGATGATGAATATTTCGTGGACGCGATAATAAAATCATCTGGATCGCAAGCAACGCCGTTCGGAACTTAATAGATAAATAATGTGAGCTCCTTCGGGAGCTCACGACTAAGGAGAAAATATGAGTACATATCCAGTAGATATAAAATCTACAAACCTTACGTCTACAGGTACTATTTTTGCAGGACCTTGTAGAATTCTGGGAGTCTATTACGACGCGACTGCAGGAGCTGGTACGATTGAAATTTTAGATAATGCGACAAGTCTGTGTACGTTAAATACACCAGATGGTTCTACTTACTCGCATAGTCAGTATCTTCAATTTCCAGGCACAGGTTTGAGATGTTTAACCAGTGGAAAAGCAACTTTAACTACTATAAATAAAGTTACATTCTTTTACGGTTAGGGGAGGTAGTATATGCCTATTGCTACTACAAACACCTTTGAAAAGACGTTTGCTATTGATGAAGTTATTGAAGACGCATATGAACGTATTGGTCTGCAAGCGACTTCGGGCTATCAATTAAAAACAGCTAAAAGATCTTTAAATATTTTATTTCAAGAATGGGGTAATAGAGGTTTACATTATTGGGAAGTAGCTAATTCTAGTTTTACCTTAGTTACAGATCAAAGTGAATATATTATTTATAGATCTACAGGAGATGGTACTTCTGATGCAACAGCTATCTATGGTGCAGCAGATATATTAGAAGCCTCTTATAGAAATGCATCTAGTGTAGATTCACCACTTACTAAAATTGATCGATCTACTTATCAAGCTTTATCTAATAAAACAGCAACGGGAACTCCTTCTCAGTATTGGGTACAGAGATTTATTGATAGAACAACGATGACAATTTATTTGACTCCGAGTTCAACTCAGAATGGTCACACTATAAATTATAATTATATTAAAAGAATTAAAGATGTGGGAGCTTTTACTAATGTAGGAGATGTTCCTTATCGTTTTGTTCCTTGTATGGTAGCAGGGCTGTCTTTTTATTTAAGTCAAAAATATAATCCTGAATTATCTCAACAAATGAAACTTTATTATGAGGACGAATTGGCAAGAGCCTTAGCAGAAGATGGTTCACCATCGAGTACTTATATAACCCCTAAAACTTATTATCCGAGCGTATAATGGCTAAATTTGCAAGAGGACAATACGCATTATCAATTTCAGATCGATCCGGTCAGGCTTTTCCTTATTTGGAAATGGTGAGAGAATGGACTGGAGCCTGGGTACATATTTCAGAATATGAACCAAAATCTCCATTGATCCAGCCTAAGCCCGTAGGAGCGGATCCTCAAGCAGTACAAAGAGCTCGTCCTGCAAGAACTGAATTTTATACTTCTACAATTTTACCTAATAACCCTTTTACTACTACTGGTTCTTCTACAACAGTCACGGTTGATCAACCAGATCATGGCCGTTCGACTGGAGATGCGGTTCGATTTAGAAATGTTATTTCTTATGTAGGAGGGGTTTCTCCAATTATTTTTATGTTAGAAACTACTCTTGCTTCTGATCTTACTGATTCAGCAACGACGATGACATTAACTGATTCTACAGCTTTTCCTTCTACAGGTTATATTGTTGTACAACCAGGAGCCAATGATAATGAAACTATTAAGTACACAGCGAATAATACAGGCACCGGAGTTCTTTCTGGTTTAACTAGAGGTTCTTCAGCACCGACTTATAATTTAACTCCTCAAACAACGACAGCTTCGGCGCATAGCTCAGGAGTTCAGATAAGAGGTTCTTATAGTATTACGAAAGTAGATGCTAATTCTTACACCTTTACATTGGTGACAGCGGCTACTACAACAGAAGAAGGAGGAGGTTATCCGGCGTTCGCAGGCCCGGTTAACGCTAGAGCATAATGGCAGGATATACACTTTCAGCATTAGAAGCTGATCTTAGAAGTTATACTGAAGTAGACAGTAATGTTTTTACTGGTGCTATTCTAAGCAGATTTATAGAAAATGCAGAATATCGGGTGATGAGAGATTGTCCTATTGATGCAGATCGAAAAGCTCAAACAGGAAATTTAGTTACAGGTCAGTCTACAATTAATGCACCTGCGGGATGTTTATTTGTTAGGGGAGTTCAAGTTTATACTTCTACAAGTGTTTCTACCGGCGCTAATGAATGGCTAGAAAAAAAGGACAGAACCTATTTGCAGGAATATATTCCTGCTGAAACAGATACAGGAGCCCCTAAATACTATGCTATGTTCGGAGGAGCTACGGGAACAACAGATACGACTTCGGGGCGCATTATGTTTGGACCTGTTCCTGATAGTACTTATGTATTTAAGGTTCATTTTAATGCAAAACCTACGAGTTTAGTTACAGATACGAGTGGAACTTATATCAGTCTATATTTTCCAGCAGGCCTTTTATATGCGTGCCTAATAGAGGCCTATGGCTTTTTAAAAGGTCCCATGGACATGTTGACACTATATGAAAATAGGTATAAACAAGAACTAGAGAAATTTGCTGCGGAGCAAATTGGAAGACGGAGACGAGATGATTATACGGATGGAACAATTCGGATACCCATTCAGTCACCAAATCCGTAATAGGAGATAAACATGGCAATAACATCAGCAATTTGTAACAGTTTCAAACAAGAAATTTTAGAGGCTGAACATGATTTTACTGCATCTACTGGAAATACTTTTAATTTAGCATTATATGATAGCAGTGCGACTTTAAATAAATCTACAACAGCTTATACAACTTCAGACGAACTCGCGAGTACTGGGGGCTATACAGCAAAAGGAAACGCTTTAACAAGTGTAACTCCTGTGTTGTCTACGGATACAGCGATTTGTGATTTTGCAGATACCAGTTGGACTTCTGCTTCATTTACTGCACGAGGCTGTTTAATTTTTAATGATTCGCACTCGAGTGACGCTGCAGTTTGCGCCATTGATTTTGGTGGAGACAAAACCGTTACCAGTGGAACTTTCACAGTAGAGTTTCCAGCAGCGGCGGCATCAACAGCAATCATACAAATAGCATAAGGAGTCCTTCCTTATGGCAGACGTATCATCAGGATGGGGGCGGTTAACCTGGGGACAGGCGGATTGGAATGATTCCACTGTTTATGCAACAGGATGGGGAGCTAAGTCTTGGAATGATGGTGCTTGGGGAGAGCTTAACGATCAAACAGTTACTCTTACAGGCGTATCAGCAACAACTACAGTAGGAAGCGTTGACGCTTATGTTCAACCTGGCTGGGGTACTCTTGAATGGGGATACAATGGTTGGGGATCAGTTGACGAAGGAGTCGTTAGACCTAGTGGAGTTTCAGCAACTACCAGCGTAGGAGCAATTACACCAGCCGATGTTATGGGACTGACTGGAGTCTCAGCTACTACTTCTTTAGGAACCGTTACAGCGGTTGCGGATGTAACCGTCTCTTTAACAGGAGTTTCGGCAACTACTGCCGATGGTTCATTAAATATAGAAATTGGAGTTCCTTTAACAGGAGTTTCAGCGACATCTACTCTTGGAACACCAACTGCAAGATCTTATAACACAACAACATTAACTGGAGTTTCTGCAACATCTGCTATTGGATCTCCAGAAATTACCTCTAATCCAACGGTTCAACCTGCGGGAGTTTCAGCAACTTCTAGTGTAGGAGCTTTAGACCCTGCAGATGTTATGGGATTAACGGGAGTTTCAGCTACTTCAGCGGTAGGAACCTTAAGT